GGAATCGCCGCATACAAGCCTGTGCCTTCCGAGCGTCCATACATCGCCGCTCTTGGAGAATGTGGGCTTTTCCAGTTCCGCATCCACATCAAAATCGTCCTCCTGCACATCCCCGTCTCTCTTGAACAGGTCGGACAGTTCCTTTTCGTCAAAGCCCGTGAGGGACAGGTCGAACGCCTCCGCCTGCAGAGCTTCGATCTCCACGCGCAGAAGCTCCTCGTCCCATCCTGCGTCCATCGCCATTCTGTTGTCGGCGAGGATATATGCTTTCTTCTGCGCTTCTGTCAGATGGTCGGCAAAGACGCACGGAACCTCCGCGATGCCTTCCTCCTTCGCCGCAAGAATACGACCGTGGTCGGCGATTACGCCAAAGTCACGGTCGATGATCACGGGATTGATGAAGCCGAACTCTCGTAGCGAGGAGCGCAGCTTGTTTATCTGTTCCGGGGAGTGGGTACGCGCATTATTGACATACGGCACCAGCTTTGTGATCGGAACGAGCTGCATTTCAGTCGTTGTCTTCATAGCGCTTCACCGCCTCCCTCAATTCTCTGTATTTGTCGGTATGTTCCCAGGTGGGATAACCGTTGCCGAAATGCCCGTATGCGGAATACTCCGCAAAGGAGCAGTTCCGCAGGCAAAACTCGTTGATAATCGCCGCCGGACGCATATTGAAAACCTTGTTCACAGCCTTGGCGATCACTTCATCGCTGACCTTTCCCGTGCCGAACGTATCGATCTGGACAGCCACGGGATCGGCTTTTCCGATGGCGTAGCTGATAGCGACCTGGCACTCGTCAGCCAGTTCCGCGAACACGATGTTCTTTGCGATGCACCTTGCCATGTACGCGCCGGAGCGGTCGACCTTGGTCGGGTCCTTGCCGGAGAACGCGCCGCCGCCATGAGCGCCGAGTCCGCCGTAGGTATCTACCATCAGTTTCCTGCCTGTCAGCCCCGTGTCAGCCTTGGGACCGCCCTCAACGAATCTGCCGGAAGGATTGACGAGGATTTCGGTGTCATCGTCAAACGGGAACTTCGTAAACACGGGATGCAGCACCTCGGCAATGATCTCGCTCTTTAACACATCCAAGTCTTTGTCCTTGTCGTGCTGGACGGAAACCACGATGGTCTTTACGCGCTTTGGCCTGCCGTTCACATATTCCACGGTGACCTGCGCCTTGCCGTCCGGCTTGATGCCGTGGATGAGGTTGTCCTTCCTGACGGCGTCCAGTCTTTTACATATTTTGTGTGAAAGAAGGAGCGGCAGGGGAATGTACTCCCTTGTCTCGTTGGTAGCGTACCCGTACACGGTGCCCTGATCGCCCGCGCCGAGATTGGCGTAACAGGAGGTATCGCCGTTCCTTGCTTCAATGCTCATGTCCACGCCGCCCGCGATGTCGCGGCTCTGCTTGCGGATGAACACATAAATGAGGAAGCCGTAAGGATTGTAGCCGACCTTCTCCAGCGCCCTGCGGACGGTGTATCGGATATCCACGGTCTTCGAGCAGGTGATCTCGCCCGCAACGATGATGCGCCGTCCCGCCGCCATGACCTCGCAGGCTACGCGGGAGGACTTGTCTTTGTAAAGGCAGGCGTCCAAGATGCTGTCGGCGATGAAGTCGCACAGCTTGTCGGGATGTCCTGCGCATACGCTTTCCGCTGTCTTGTAAGTTTTCATGTCCATATCTCCATTTCTTTTATTTTCTGTTCCTTGCGCGGAGCAGCCGCTCCATCAGATCGTCCTGCGGGCTTGCGCCGTCATATTCCACGGAGCAGTTCTCACGCACGATCTGATAGATTTGGAACCAGTCCGCATTGACCTGTTTCTTGTAGTCGCGGCTCATGGACACATAAGGCGATGCGATGGCGTTCCCCGTGGTGGGATGCTTGGCGAGGTACCCGAATTCGGATATCGCTTCCTCGCATTGAATCCACCGCGCCACGCTCATCGCGTACTGCTCTATAAGCTGGTTGTTTACTAACATTTCACAGCCCCGCGCCTTTAGCCACAGCCACGTTTCTCTGAAAATCTCCTCGGCACACAGGTCGCTGCCGTTTTTCTGCTTTGCCTTGAGGTAATCCCTGACGGGAGGAACATCCTCGCCCCGGATATCCGCAGGCTCCGGCAGATCGTCCGGCATCACCAGCGTTCCCTTTGCCGTGCCGTCCTGTATTTTGTCTACGAGCGGTTTCCTTTTCGGACCCGTTCCCGGTCTGGGACCGCCCCTGTTGGTACCGTCTTTTGCCACATTCTCACCTCCGATCTGCATTCGCAGGGTTAATACCCCGTTTGAATACGAAAATTCGCGCACGAAGCCCCAGGCCGCTGTCCGCATAAAGGACCCGCAGAGATTTTGACCGCCCCTGATATGCACCCTAAAAAATGGACAACCATTGAAATGAATTTGGAAACGAGAAATCAAAACGCTGGACAAATAACCGAGTGAGGAAATCAATATCATGGACAGATAAAAAAGTTTGGAATTCATAAAATGGACACCAAATCATGCTATGATAATTCAAACGACTTCTTCGCTCTCCAAAAGGAGGATTTCAATGGCAAAGGATGGTACAAACAGGGGCGGCGCGCGTCCCGGAGCAGGCCGCCCAAAGAAAAGGGACGACGGGAAGTATGAGCATGTCGAACTCACCGCCGAACAAATTCATGAGCTGCTGGACTCGCCGCATATCAGCTATGTTTCAAGGAAGTCCGTATCGTATACAAAGGCTTTCAAGGAGCATTTCTGGCAAAGATACTGCGATGGCGTCGACCCGAAACAGATATTTGAAGATGCCGGGCTGAACACGGCGATCCTGACAAGAAGCAGGATCAATGGTCTTCTAAAAACACTCAGGCATCAGAAAGAGAAAGGGCTTTCCTTTACCGAGGGCAGCGAGCCGCAGGTCGATCAGCCTGAAAAGACCTACGACTTTCCCAAACCGCCGCGCAGATCCAACAAATCGAAGCTGCCGGTGTTAAGCGAGGCCGACATTGCGCAAATGTACAATCAGGTTGCATACATGTCCCAGGAGATAGAGTTTCTAAAAAAAATTATCTTGGCGGGACAGGAGAAAAAGTAGCCATGTATATGAACGCAGCACCTTCAGTAAAATATGAGATAATACGCGCGACGATCAGCCGCGACAACAATCTTCTCAACATTTCCGAGTTGTGCAAGCTCGCCGGCGTTTCCCGCTCCGGCTACTACAACTGGGTCGCTTGCGAAAAGAAACGGAAGGAGCTTGAAGAGCAGGATCGAGCGGATTTTGAGCTGATTCTGCTGGCATTTCAGTATCGCGGCTATGACAAAGGCGTCAGGGGCATACATATGCGCTTGCTGCATCAGAAGCCGCCGGTTGTTATGAATCCAAAGAAAATACGGCGGCTTATGGCAAAGTACAACCTCCGCTGTCCCATCCGCAAGCCGAACCCATATCGCAGGATTTCCAAGGCTATGCAGACGAACAATGTCGCTCCGAATGTTTTAAACCGGCAATTCAAGGCTTTTGGCCCGAGAACAGTGTTGCTGACAGATATAACCTACATACCTCGCTATTCCCACCATGCGGGCGGCTCTCTGAAGTACACCTATGTTTCGGTGATCATGGATGCGTTTACGAAGCAGGTGCTGGCCTGCGTATGCAGTACTTCCCTTGAGGTGGATTTTGTTCTTGATACGGTCAAACAGCTGATAAATAACCATGGCGGCGAGCTTCGCACCGATACGCTGATACATTCGGATCAAGGCTGCCATTACACAAGCACCAAGTTTGTTGAGATACTGGGGAACTATGAGCTGCGCAGATCGATGTCCCGCCGGGGCAACTGTTGGGACAACGCCCCGCAGGAGAGCTTATTCGGGCACATGAAGGACGAAATACGCCTGCTTAACAGCGACGCTCATCAGCAGATTCAAAGGAAAGTGCTGGATTGGATCGATTACTACAACAACGAACGTTACCAATGGTCGCTTGCAAAGCTTTCACCGAACGAGTACTATGAGTACATAAAAACAGGGGTGTATCCGTTATCCTGCATAAGCGATGAATGCAATGTCAGGGGCTCCGCCCCCGACCCCCCGGAGTTTAACGCTTTGGTTTCCGGGAAAGGCAATGAAAAAGACGATGCCTGACGACATCGCCTTCCCCGCAAACCCAATACGCTGCTCAGGTCGCTCTCCAGCGTTGCCCTATCCTGCGTATTGGTAAAGCATTTACATTATACCATGGAATGAGGACTCGGTTTCAAAGCTTGCTCATGTTGTCCACGCTGAGGGGAGCACTTCACCCCTACCGTCTTTTCCAGCGATCGCCTTCG